AGTCTATATTTACCGGCAACTAACTGATCTAATAATCCCAATCCAGTTTCAGCATCAATAGCACGTTTTTCAAGTTCGTCTGCAAGTTCCTGGTTCAATGGTCGGACAAGTGAACTGCAAGTGAGCAGTGCATTTGACTTTATAATTATCCAGTCATAATCACGAGATGATGCTGATGCAGTTCCCACACCTTTCCTGGATACTATCGGAAACGGTACAAATGAACGAATTCTTTCAGCAGATTCGTTGTTGATCCGTGTCTTTAAAGTTTCCCAATCCACACCGGCTTCCATACGATCTTCATTAGGCGAATTACTTGAGTTGTAGACATAAGTAATATCCGGGCCTGAATCATAGAACCATTCATTGTTCTCTGTCAACGCTGCCAGATTGGCCTGTGCCGATCCAAGTTCATTTCCGTTCATGTATAACTGACTTACAAAGCCGGATTGTGTATAATATTTATTGCTTGTAAATACCGCCCAGTTCGTCAGCAGTTTCTTCTGATCGTAAACATCAAGATCAGGAACTACTGCGATCAGGTCTGTGGTTGTGTTTGAATATGCTGTTTCAACTGTGCTCATGCTTTCACCTTTTCCTGTTCCTCCATTAATTCAGGAACGTCTAATTCTTTTATTAATCTTTTAATTTCTAATAAGTATGTCAAAATACCGTCTATTTCCTCAGATAATCTTTTAAGTTCTTCAATGACCTCATCTAAACGCATCTTATCCGATCCGATAATGCCTTTGCACGATTCGGTGTTTGTACTGCCCATTTTGAATCAAGCATCTCATCGGCTGCTGATTCCCATTCTTCATTCTTCAGATGTTCAATCGTTTTCTTGAACTTTGATACTCCATTTACTCCTAACTGATAACACATCTCAATCATCACATCCTTGACTGTACCAGGAAGATCAGCATACCATCCAAACTTAAATTCAATACTTCTGATGAGTGCTTCCAGTTTTCTTTGCAGAATAATGTTTGCAATATCCTCATCTAATACAAGGTCCTTGATCGCAAATCCGTATCCAATGGTGTCAAAATCGAGCGTATCTCTATATAACTTCGCTCGAAAGCCTTCATGTTTACGGATGGAGTTAAGCAGTTCAAGAGTGACCATTAATTATCGCTTCTTAATCCACGAATGAATTCTTGTATACCATGTCCGGCAATGTTGTCTATTGCATCCACCAGCCACGGCTCAACTGTTTTATTCCAGAACTTCTTGGTGTACTTCCATTTGCCCATACCAAGTGTGCAAGTAACTCCTATACCGTACATAATCATCCCAAATTGTGCCTTTATCCTGTTGTTCGGTATCTTCTTTAGTATCCATGCCACTGCCACCGCACCAATGCCTCCTGCTGCATATTGCAATGTGGACACTCCTAATTTTGCGATCAACCATTCCATAATTAACCTCTCTTAAATAAAAATCCTATTAATGTTGTAAAAAATAAAGCCACAGTCGATCCGACTCCAGTGATAGCACTGATGGCTTTCTCGTTTGATCTCACTCTGCCGTTTATCTGTTCCAGGTGGACCATTTGCTTATTCTGTGATTCAACCATGTATTTTAATGCTCCTTTCACTGCCACCATATCTTCCTTCAGTCCATTGCGGAAATCGTTTACTTCTTTATGATTCATTTCTTTTGAAAACCTTGTCTATCACTTTTTTGCCTACATATATAATTGCCACTACAGAAACTATCATCAACCAGTCCACCATTGGATTACCATAATCTGATTCTACTGCTAAAATTGGAGTCTTGATCATTAATGGCTGTACTGCAAGGCTGTCCATTAAGAATCATCTCCGTTATCAATACCATTCCTTCGGCAAGACGGATCATTCATTGTCTTGTCATATCTTGATATGTCAATATTTGCTAATGGCTTTTCAATCCTCAGTTCTTTTAATGCTGAATTTTGTATCACCAGTTTATTACCTCCTGAGACTTCTGCTTTACCTGTGAACGGATCGGTTTTAAGTTCGTATATAAAGAATACAGTCTTGTACAGGCCCACACGAATGATCCTTCCCGGTCTACCATCGATCCATACTGTGTCATCGTTGTTGTAATCATTTCCAATGAATATCATTAATCCTTCGATTGCCGACTCTATAAGTCTGCGAATCAAAAATAAAAGTGCTAATCCGCCTAACCACCATATCTGAGATCCAAGTAGATTCTGTATTTCCTGCTCATTCAATCGGTTCAGTCCATGTATTCTTAGCTAATTCTGTTAGAATTTGGCTATGATTATAAGTGGTCATTCCGTCAAAGCAATCAGGAGTATCTCCATCCCATTTTAAAATTGCCTTTGTGCCGTCCAGTGTTTTTCTCAGAGTAGATACTCCACTCTGTATAGCATTGGCACATAAGTTTTCCAACTGCTCATCATTATAAGATGCTAATGTGATTATTACCCACTTTCTGTTGTCGTGGCTCATGGTGTGTCCTTTACAATATCATCTGAAGCCATGTTTGTCATTAGACCGGGATTGCCATTGACTTTTTTGACTGAAACATCATCAATATACCAAGTAAATGTGTCATCCTCGCCATCCCCTGCATAAAATCTAATATCAACGCCTGTAGTATCAGAAATAAAATATCCTTCTACTTTAGTCCACGATGCTGAATATACATCACCAGCTACAACTCCTGAAGCTCCGAAAAAATGATTTAATGAGCTTCCTCTTGCTTGAAAAGCTATCTTATTTGTAGCATCTCCATAAATCCACGCAGATGCTCTATATACAGAGCCAGAAATTGTTGTAATTGTTTGATAAATTCCAGCGTAGTCATCTGTTGTTGTAACACCTCTTGAATAAGTTCCCCCGTGCTCCTGTGTAGTACTACGAACATTTGCTGTTGGATTATCACCATCACCAGCATAATTTGCCCAATTCGCATCAAGTTCCATATCCCCATTAGTAACCAACTCACTCCCCAAAGTCGGATTCACTTGGTCTGCAATAAGATTGAAATCATCCAAAACACCATCGCCCATTCTCCACCAGCCTTGAAGATTCGCTGAATTTCCATCATCGTTTAAATCTGAAGTTCCTTTTGATTGGTATAGAGCAGAAATATCTCCTGCACTCAAGGCGGTGTTCCATATTGCGACTTCGTCAATATTGCCACTAAAATCGTAACTACCTTCGCCTAATCTGCCAATCAATAAATTGACAGTATCGTTGTCTATTGCAGCAGGAGTTGAAGTTGTATTGGTTGCATCTAATACTGCATCTACATACACATTCACACTTGTTGATGGAATAAATATAAAAGCAACATGATGCCAAGCCCCATCACAAATATTTACATCTCCTGTTGCAAAATATCCAGTTCCACTATTAAAAAGACCACCCGATAAAAAATTACTCGCATTTATGGCTAAATGGAAATTTCTTTCACTGTCATTATCTTTAGAAACTATTATTTTTACTGCTCCTGTATTTGATGTTTTTATCCAAGCAGATAATGTTAATGCTCCTGTTACTTGTACAGAAGCATCATTACCACAGTCTACATAATCATTCGTGCCATCGAACTCAAGTGAATAGTTGTTCTGTAAACCAGCACCACCGCCAAGAACTGAAACTAATCGTGATGGAAACATTAGTCTTTGATGATTCCTAATCTAATATCAATCGCATCAGCGGCTCTTGCCGTTCCTGTTTCTCTGATAACTCCGCCAACATAAACGCTTTGCGAAGTAGCCGATGCACCGATGAGTGTTAATCCAACATTACTTTTAGTGGCTATCTGACCATTGATCATGTCCACATAAGAACCTGATCCGATGTTTATTATTCCTAATATTCCATCCAATACTGTGTCAGCACATGATACTGCCGCATCTAATGTTCCGAGATTGGTTGAGTCTTGTGTGAATACCAGGTCAATTTCAACACCGGCATCTACCGATGTGTTGGTCTGATCTATTAAACAAATAGAATGTAATAGTGATCTTCCGCCTGGAACTGATACAGCGTTGGTAATTTCTACTGGATTGAACAGGACATCGTTCGCATCGATTGTTGATGTTTCAATAGTCGGTGTGACTGTGATAATATCCA